GAGGCACCGTCGTGGCTGTTGCGCAGGATGATCTCTACGTTTTCAGCTGGGCGGCCGTAAGCGTCACGGCTCAGCACGCTGTCGGCGTGGCGCAGCTTCAGCATGTGCGTGGTGAACTCACCGCGAGCCTTGTCGAGCGTACGAGCTTGACGTGCCTCATAGACATCAAAGCCATTCTTGCGGAGACCGTTCAGAATCTCGAAGGTCGGCACATAGGTGTATTTGTCTGAGCGGCTTTCGTGGGCCATGTCGGCGAACACTGAAGGGGCCACAGCACGGATGTGAGCGTCAGACAAAGGCTGGTTGTTGTAAGTACGGGTAGGGAACATAAGTAATCTCCTTGGTTGGTTGTCGAGGTACTACACTCAAGCGCCCTGTCGCCAAGGCGCTTTGATGTCTTACCGAGCTAGGTATTTGTTCAGGTTCGATACAACCACTGAATACAAGCAGTCGTATCTACAGACGAAGTTCTCGCCCTTCAGCAAGTTTTCGCAGCTCTCTTTCAAGATCTTTTTGGCGTGATCAAGAGAGCTGATCTTGCGAGCGATGAACAGCCGACCGAAGGCAACAGATTTGATGGTCACGGTGTAGTGTCCTGAACGGGACTTGGTGATAGAGGATTTGAGGTCGGAAGCCATAAGTAATCTCCTGTTAGGTGAATAAGTTAACTTCTAGGTTAATAATTTAGGCGAGCCGAAACGCGCCTTCGCAGATAAAGCCAAACAACTCGCCACCGCGCCACACTTCCGCGTTGGCAATGTGATTAAGTCTTGCGGCTAACACCGCATGAACCTGAGCGTCCGCAGGAGCGAAGTACGCGGGGACATAGATTGTTTGCATGGTGGTCTCCTAATCTACGAATTGACGGCGTATTTTTGCCGACATATCTTTGATAATTTCAGTATCAGTGAACTCAGTGGAGAAGGACGGGTTCATCCGAACTACACGGTTTTTGTGGATTCGAGAATGAACTACAACGATTTTGCTGCCACCTTCAGTTACGATTTCAAAGCGAAGCCAATCAGGCAGCGGCTGTGTTCGCCATGTGTACCCGAAAGGCGAGTCACGATGTTGGTAGTACGTGAAGTTGTACATATAGGGGCTCCTTTGTTGAAATAAGCGAGCAGGCTCTGTGAACCAACTCGCTTATGGCCACTGAAACGTCAATGGCGGCCAGGATGATTTCGCTATCTCGTGCCCTCATCCAGCGGGGCTTTACTCTCTCGCACTCGCCAGTCTCTGAGCATCGACTGGGTCTAAGCGGTCATTTGTTACCCTGAAGTATACACCTATCTACACCTGAAGCAATACCCAGTAAGCATTTAAATTCACCTGCAGGTGTAAATCATTGTAAATAAGTTAACCTGGTGGTATAAACCTGCCAATCAAACAGGGAGAAAACCATGCCAGGTGCAGTGATTAAAATCCGTGATGCAGAGGAGGGGTCAGTTGATATTCAAGTTGAGTTCAATCCAGCCATTGATAACAGCTCCCCAGCTCATCAATTTGTTGCACGAATTGTCGAGATGCTGCATCAGGGTGAGCAGCCGACCGAGTTGCCCGAGGGAAGTCCTGCGGAAAGCGCTAACGACTGACTGGCAATCTGCCGGGGAGATCGGTAAGACAGCTGGTGTCAGCTTCAAGAGCGCCTCTAAGCTGCTATTGCAGATGAGCCGGGAAGATCAAGAGATTCAGGTCTCGGAGCACACATGGACAGATCACAGACACAGACGACGCCGGTACAGGATGTATCGCGTTTCAGCAATCACCAGGGGAGAGCAGGCAGCGCTTCTCAATTCAGTTCTATTTTCAATGCGTCGTAATCGGAGCGCTTCATGACCGGTACGGCAGTCAAGCTAACACCAAAGCAGCGGATGTTCGTTAAGGAATACCTTGTCGACCTCAATGCCACACAAGCTGCAATCCGTGCTGGCTATTCGGAAAAGACCGCAACGGTTATCGCTGTTGAGAACCTAGCTAAACCTTACATAGCGGCTGCTATACAGGCTGAGATGGACAAACGAGCCGACAGCACAGGCATTACAGCCGAAAAAGTGCTCAAGGAAATCTGGAACATCGCATCGACCGATGCAGGTGAACTGGTCGAGCACAAGGTAGGCTGCTGCCGTCATTGCTGGGGTGTCGACTTCAAGTATCAACGCACACCAAACGAGTACGATCAGGCCTTAGAGGCGTTTAGAGCTGCGCATCATGCTTGGGTTAAAGCTCCTCAAGCGTTTAGGAACACTAACCCTGAGCCCGTCTTCAACGAGGCAGGAGGCATCGGCTTCAACGCAACGCGAGCACCTAACCCTGAATGCCCTGAATGCTTCGGCGAGGGCGTCGGCCGGGTGATCATCAAAGACACCAGTAATGTGCCCAGTCACGTTAAGTCGCTGTTTGCTGGAGTGAAGCAAACCCAGAACGGCATCGAGATCAAGATGCACCCGAAAGACCGGGCTTTGGAGATGCTGGGCAGACACTTGAAGCTGTTCACTGATCAAGTCAAACACACCGGCGACGTTAACAATCCAGTCGCTCTTCTGCTTCAGCAGATACCGGCGGCCAGTTCTTTCCAGCCGATAGCCGATGACGAAGACCCTGACAGCTGAAGAGCAGCAGCTGCTGAAAAACCTGTCAGACCCATGGTGGCGGATTAACAACCTGTACAAGATCATGGTCAAGTCAGACGATGGCCAAGGTGAAGGGCTTGTGATGCAGTTCAAGCCTAACCGGGCTCAGCGGCGGTTTATCAAAAGACTGTGGTATCGCAACATCATTTTGAAAGCCCGCCAATTGGGCTTCACGACTCTCGTGGCGATCCTGTGGCTGGACCACGCGCTGTTCAATGCCAACGCCCGCTGTGCCATTGTGGCGCAAGACAAGGAAGCTGCAGAGATCATATTCCGCGATAAGGTTAAGTTCGCATACGACAACCTGCCAGAAGCGCTTAGAGAGGCAATGCCCTTGAAGCGAGACAGCGCCACCGAGCTGCTGTTTGCGCACAACAACAGTTCAGTGCGGGTGGCCACCTCTGTTCGGTCAGGGACCATACACCGGCTGCACGTCTCGGAGTTCGGGAAAATCTGCGCCAAGTACCCGGACAAGGCCAACGAGGTGGTGACCGGGTCCATACCAGCTGTGCCGCTGGACGGCGTGATCGTCATTGAGTCTACGGCCGAAGGGCAGGAAGGCTCGTTCTACAACATGACCAAGACAGCCTTGGACCTGCAGCGCCAAGACATGATCTTATCGAAGAGGGATTACCGCATGCACTTTTATGCTTGGTGGGAAGCACCCGAATACAGATTGCCCCAGGGGTCTGTTGTCATCACGGCGACGGATCACGAGTATTTTGACAACGTCGAAGCCGAGATGAGCGTCACAATCGACAACGAACAGCGGGAATGGTACGTCGCGACACGAGACACCGACTTCGCTGGCGATCCGTCGAAGATGTGGCAGGAGCATCCATCGACCCCCGACGAGGCTTTCCAGCAGTCCACTGAGGGCAACTATTACATCAACCAGATGACCGCTGTCCGCAAGCAGGGCCGCATCTGTCCTGTGCCTATACTCGACAAGCCAGTCATGACGTTCTGGGATATAGGCAACAGCGATGGCGTGGCGATCTGGTTCATGCAGCAGGTAGGTATTGAAGATCGCTTCATCGACTATCTGGAAGGCCACGGAGAAGACTTGAGCTTCTATGCCAGAGAGCTGGATAAACGGGGCTACTGGTATGGCGCACACTGGTTGCCGCACGATGCAGCGCACAAGCGCCTGGCCACTAAGAACAAGTCCACAGAGGACATGTTGAAGGAGCTAGGCCTGCGCCACACGAAGATTGTACCGGTCACGCCTGACTTGCAAGTAGGCATTCAGCAAACCAGGGAAGCATTCCCTAACGCCTGGTTCGACCTTGAGCGCTGCAAGCTGGGCATTCAGCGGCTGGACAACTACAAGAAGCGCTGGAACAAGACAGACGGCAGGTGGTCTGGCGAGCCAGTGAAAGACATCAATACTGAGGGCGCTGACGCGTTCAGGCAGTACGGGCAAGCCAAGGCGCTGGGTCTGCTAAATGTGCGAGCAACCAAGCCAGTCGCTCGGGTCCCCAGCTTCCAAGCTTTCGACCCAGAGATGGGCTATTAACCAAGGAGAGAGGTATGAAGCAGTATATCGGAACTAAGCTAATTAACGCCATCGCCATGACGCGATTGGAGTACAACATCTTACGAGGCTGGGTTGTACCACCAGATGAGGACGGAGCTGACGGAGGCTATTTGGTCGAGTACAAGGATGGTGGGAAACCGAATCATCCTGATTTTCAGGGGTACATATCGTGGTCACCAAAAGAGCAGTTTGAGAAGGCATACCGCCCGACAGACGGCCTAAACTTTGGATTGGCGCTTGAGGCGCTGAAGGCTGGCCACAAGGTCGCGCGAGCAGGCTGGAACGGTAAAAACCAATTTGTGTATCTGGTTCCAGCTAACAGCTATCCAGCACAGACAGAAGCAGCTAAGAAAGTATGGGGCGAAGGAGGAATGGTGCCGTACAACGCCTACTTTGCCTTGAAGGGAGTGAACAATGTCGTCAGCACCTGGGTGCCGAGTTCAACAGATTGCATGGCCGACGACTGGGCTATCGTGCCATGACCCCGCCCAACACAGAACTCCTCGACGTAATCCCCGAAGAGATTAAACCAATCGTTAAGCTCTTGCTTGAAGGGCGCATCAAGCAGATGGTCGTGATCGCAGAGCTGGACACCGAGTACATCTTGGACTGCTACCCGATCCTGGACGATTCAGCTAATCGCTACGCCATGGTCGGGGCTATTGAGAATCTGAAGCGTGATTACATGCGTAGCCATATTCAGTCCAGAGTCCCCTATGTAGAGGAGCCGTAAGCCATGAGCGCTGATAAGACACCTTCCCGGCAGGAGATCATTGCCAACTTGCAGCGGGTAGCCCTTCGCATGCTAGGCGAGGTTGGTAATCCGTCCTTCATCTTGGACGAGCAGGGACGCAAAGTGGGCGAACAGCCTAGAGCTACTATTAACGACGTGGACAAGCTCACTCAGCTGATTCAAGATGTAGATCAGGGTGCGATTAAAACCAATAGCTCAACAGGTGGGCAGGCGTACAGTCGGTCCTGACACGATGCCACTTGTCATTTGCTAGTCTCCATAGACTCCTCACAGCCCGCCTTTGTGCGGGTTCTTTTTCGTCCTCAACAGGTGGGCAGGCGTACAGTCCGCAGGAAAATAACCTGGAGGCCGACATGCCTATCACACTCACACGTTCAAAAGTTTCCAGCGGAGACGGCTCAGTCGAGAGCATCCGTTACGCAACCATCACCGAGGCAGACACCGACCCTGCACCGATTGAGCTAACCGAGTTCGCAGATCGCTCAGTGCAGGTCGACGGCACGTTCAACGGCGGCACGCTGACAGTCGAAGGCTCCAACGACGGCCTGGTCTATTTACCGCTCACCGATCCGCAGGGTAACGCGTTGGCTTTCACCTCCGCAAAGATCGAGCAGGTACAAGAGATGACCCGATTCATCCGACCACGCGTGACAGCAGGCACAGGCGTCTCCCTGAACGTCACATTCCTGGTACGCCGGGCAAGCTCTCTGCGCACGTAACCGAACAGCACTAAGGATTTCAATATGGCAAAAAATTACGTTAGTAACACAGACGCCAATGTGGACGTCATTGTCGATTCGGCGACCCAGGCAGTTGTCGGGTTACGTAATCGGAAGACTGGCGATGAGTCGTATTTCCCAAGGGTCACAGCTAGCGGTGATCTGGTTGACCAAGATGGTGGCCTAATATATAGCGCAAACAATGGAAGTATTCCTAATTACACCCCTTTCTCAAGCCTTCGTCATGTGTCAGGTGACTCATGCTATCCAATAAGTAAACAGGGAGGTAGTCAACAGGCTATCTCGCGCCATTGGGTGCCTATTTACGCTGATATTGAAGCGGGGGACACAGTTCAGTTCAGCATTAAAAAGACAGGCGATTACCAAGAGTCATTTAACCTTAATGGGGCAACATGGCAAATCGGCATGGAGCATCCATTAACTAAAGGGACGCTGACGCCTTGTTATTGGGATACTGGCCTCTTAACTAAAACATTCGGCCCTGATAAAAATACAGAGTATCTAACATTTACTGCCCCACATGCAATCCGTAGAGGTTCTTTTATCTCATTCTGGATTTGGGCAAAGAATGGTTTTGGGATGAATATCTCAGGCGATATTGCTTACAGGAACCAAACGGGGGCTGCAAGCACATTCAATGGCGATTTATTCCGAAGGGACTCAAACAGCACAAATTATAACAACAACACTCTCGCTCTATTCACAGAGGGTGGTATAACTGGCATGTCAGATGCCACACGTAATGCTCTTACAAACGACTTCACATCAACCTTCGCAAATACCGTTGATTATTACTGGCATATTGGTATTCACAGTGTACAGGCAGTAAGTAATATCCCTGCTATTGCAAGCATTGGTGATTCTACAGATGCGCGAGGTGGCTCTCAATTCTCTATCAGCTCTGATAATAGTAAAACATATGGCGTGGCTGGAAAGGCCCTTGGTCGAAAATTCCCTGTTATGAATCTTTCTGGTGCTAATGGTCGATTTGCTTATTGGGTCGATAATCCGGCTAATAGTGCAATACGTGCAGAAGATTTGCAGTGGTGTACCCATGTGGCGTTTACATCAGGTATTAATGATTGCAATGATTTTGGTGCAAATGGGACTGGGTATGTAGCAAAAGCAATAGAGTTTATGAACTTGCCTATTTTCGAAGGTAAGGGGTGGATCGGGTTTACTATTGCTCCATTCTCCACAAGCACAACAGTTTCAAGTGACTTCATGACTACGCTTGCAAACAGCTTTACTTCTACACACGTGTCGCGTAATTATCATAACGATTTCATTATGAACTCTGGTAGATTTGATGCTGTATATGATATCAACACTATTGTTGAATCACCTGTTCAGCTTGGTAAATACAGGATTCCGAGCAACGCAAGGACTGTAGTCGGAAGCATGTCGAGCGGAAGTAATTTGCTTACATTGGATTCCGGGTATTACTTTAGGGCGTCAGACAATAGGCTGCGTGTTGGCAATAGCAATCTCGGTGGTACAGGAACTGCTAGAGTGGCTGAGATAGTTGTGACTGGCCCTCAAACAGCAACGTTGGTAGCGCGTACCGCTGGTGTAGCCATTACAAGTGAGAACTTTTACATTGGCGCATGTCAATTTAACCAAGCACCAAACGACTACCTGCACAAATCTCCAGCACATTACGACGCTTACTACCAGTTCGATGTGAAAGGTGTGTTTGAAGAAGGATTTATTATTCAAAGAATTAGTGTTTGACACCACAACCCGCTTCGGCGGGTTTTCTTTTTGCCAGACAGCTCAACAGGTGGGCAAGCGTATAACTGCCCAGCATGAGCGAATACGACATCGAAGACGACACACAGGACGTCGAAGTGCTGGAGGCCGAGCCGCTATCTGAAGAGGAAGCCGCCGCTGCGCGTGAAGCTGTCCTGGCTAAACTCAATAGCCTTGGCCAGACATTAGCCAAGTACCGCGAAGAGGCGATCTCCGGCCGCCACTCATCAGGCATTGAGGCTGAGTGGCAAGACGACGAAGAGGCCTACGAAGGCATCGACAACGCTAACCGTGAGATGGTCTCGGCCAAGCCTACATCTCCTGATGGCGGCACGACAGTGCGCAAAGACGCGCCAGCCCGGTCCACCGTATTCCTGAACATTACCCGCCCTTACACCGATGCAGCTGCCGCCAAAGTGGCTGACATGCTGTTGCCTACCGACGACGCCAACTTCGACCTGATGCCCACGCCGATCCCCGAGATCGGCCTACTGAAAGACGACCAGACGCCGCTCATGTCGCCCAACGGCAATCCGCTCATGAAGCAGATTCCCGGCCAGCCTGTCCAGACACCGTTCACGGTTGCAGACAAGGTGGCCGCCGTACAGCAGAAGGCGCAAGACGCCGTAGACAAAGCAAAGACCCGTATTCGTGATTGGCACGTCGAGTGCAACTACCATGACGAGTTCCGCATGGTGGTCGAGGACGCGGCCAAGGTGGGTAGCGGCATTTTGAAAGGGCCTTTCCCGATCAGCCTCAGATCCAAAGTGGTCACGAAAGAAGGCGGCATCACCCAGGTTATGCTGGAAGACAAGATCCAGCCAGCTTCTAAGCGCGTCGACTACTGGAACTTCTACCCAGACCCTGCCTGTGGGGACAACATCCACAACGGCAACTACGTCTGGGAGCGGGAAGAGATTTCAGGCAGAGCGCTGCGAGACCTGATCGAAGACCCGCTGTATATCCCTGAGGCCATCGTCGAAGTGCTGGATGAGGGCCCGGGCAAAAAGAAAATCAGAGACCGCAGCTACTCCAGCTTCCAAGCTGACAAAGACACATTCGAGATGTGGTACTACTACGGCTTCGTGACCGCTGAAGACCTGGAAGCTGCAGGCTGTGATTGCGGTGACATGGATGCTGCCTCTACCGTGCCAGCAATCGTGGTGATGGTCAACGATCGCGTGATCCGTGCAATGCTGTCACCTCAAGAGACCGGCGAGTTTCCGTTCGATGTGTTTGTCTGGCAGCGTCGCGTCGACAGCTGGACAGGCATTGGCGTGGCCCGGCAGATTCGCACACCGCAGCGCATGCTGAACAGCGCCACACGTAACATGATGGACAACGCTGGCTTGAGTTCTGGTCCGCAGATCGTGATGCGCAGAGGCTTGATTGAACCGGCTGATGGTGTATGGCAGATCACCCCTCGTAAGATTTGGTGGGCCACCGAAGAAGCCGAAGGGCGCCCCGTTCAAGACGCGGTCACCAGTATCAACATTACCTCGCAGCAAGCCGAGCTGATGGGGATTATCCAGTTCGCTCTCAAGATGGCCGAAGACGTCACAGGCCTACCCATGCTGCTACAAGGCCAGCAGGGCAAAGCACCAGACACCGTTGGCGGTATGCAGATCATGATGGGCAACGCCTCGTCTGTGCTGCGCCGTTTGGCCCGTAACGCTGATTCCATGTTGATCAAGCCGCACATTCGCCGCTACTACGATTGGCTGCTGGCGGATCCTGAAGTGCCAGAAGACGAGAAGGGCGACGCAAGCGTATTTGCAAAAGGCGCCAGTTCTTTGGTCGAGCGAGAGCTTAACAACCAGATGCTGGCGCAGGCTCTGCAGCTGTCACTCAATCCGGCGTTCGGCCTCAGCCCAGAGCGCTCACTGAAAGAGTACCTCACGGCCCAGCGCGTCAATGTCTCCAAGATCGAACTTACCGATCAGGAGAAACAGACTAATCGACAGGCCGCCCAGAATGGTCCACAGGACCCTCGCGTCATCGCTGCACAGGCCGCTATCAAAACAGCGGAGATTCGCGCCCAGGCCGACGTGCAGAAGGCAGAAGCGGGCCAGGCCATCTCTCAACAAGAGCTCCAGCTCCGCCAGGCAGACGCTGCGCAGGAGCGCGAGTTCCGCATGCAGGAGCTGCAACTGCAGCGAGAGATCGAAATGTTGCGTATGGCAAACGACCAGAAAGTTTCCCTGGAATCTATCAAGGCCAAGCTGGCAGACACCGCCATGAAAGAGCGCAACAAGCGCGATATGTTCAACACCGAGATCGCTATCAAGCAGAGTCAAGGGTCGGGCATTTAACAGATGGGCGAGCGTACGATGAGCACACTGAACAAGCTTTCACAGCCTGAGAAGGAATCAGAGCTGTGGAAAAAACTGGAAAAGATTTTAACTGAAAGGCTGGAGAAGCACCGGCGTCTGAATGACACGGATCAGCCTGAAAGCAAGACGGCCTTATTGCGGGGCCGTATTGCGGAAGTAAAGTTTCTGCTTGCTCTGGCAAAAGAGCCAGACCCGGCAATACCCTCGGATGCTGACGAATAGTCACCCTCTGACAACTTAGGAGCACAACGCAATGGCGATTGAAGATGAAGTATTGAACGAGCAACAACAGCAACAAGCTGAAGACGACGAAAGCGCAGGTTTTAACGCTAGCTTTGGGATCGAGCCACCCGCCGAAGAGGCCGCTGGCGAAGATCAAGACTTAGCTAACGCAGACACCAGTGCCGCGGTTGACGACGTCGAAGCTGCACCGGCTGCCGAAGAGGGCCACGACCCAGCAGTCAACGCTGGTGAGGACACAGGAGAAGTCGATGAAGAGGCAGAGCGCGAGCGCTTAGCCACGCTGTTAGGTGAGTTGCCCTCTCTGCAAGAGCGCAGTCAGATGACTGAGCAGCAGATCAGGCAGCTTAACGGGAAGATCGGCGAGATCAACCGCATCGTTAAGGGTTTGCAAGACCGACCTGCGGCGACTGTCACCAAAGAATCGTTCAAACGGACTCTGGCTGAGTTTCCAGAAATCGCCGAGACCTTAGCTGAAGATTTGGCAGGGCTGTCAATTGGCAGCCAGTCAGTGGACGTAGACCCTATCGTGCAAGAGCGCGTACAGGCTGCGACCCAGAAGATAGAGCGGTCCATGGAGTTGAAGCTCCTGGGCATGGTTCACAAGGATTGGAAACAGGTAACTGCTTCTGACGGCTTTAAAAAGTGGGTCACCACTTTGCCAGAGGATCAGCAGACCGAATTGGCCAACTCTTGGGATTCGAGCTATATCGCAGACAAACTGACAGAGTACAAAGAGTTCAGCAAGGCGCAGCAGCAACAAGCAACAACACGGAATCAGCGGTTAGCTGGCGCCCTTCTGCCCAAAACACGCACCGTGCCTAGGCGCACACTGGCAACAGAAGAAGACGGATTTAACGCTGCTTTCCGATAGATATTAACCCTTTATTGGAAAGAGGAACATTATGGCTATTCAGAATTTATCGACACAAAGCGCACGTATTGGGAAGCTGAAAGGCGACATCCTGAAAGGTGCGATCCCTGTAGAAGTGCTGGGCATTACCGGCATGAACAAACCTATGCCGAAGAACGGCTCTCCAGTGATGATCTTCCGTCGCTGGTTGCCACCAGGCGGCGTGGATAACCGCTGGATCACTACCGGCACTATGCAGACCTACGCGTCTAACCGTCAGACTGTGGAAGGCCAAACACCGACTGCAGCGACTATGACTGCGGTTGACATCACTGTGACCTTGAAACAGTACGCTGTGCTGTATGCGATCACGGATCAGACTGTCGACCTGTACGAAGACGACGTGGCCACTGAGATGAAAACTCAGACCGGCCAGACCATGGGCCTGATCCGTGAGATGGTTCGCTACGGTGAGCTGCGCGGCGCGACAAACGTGTTCTACGCAGGCGGCTCCAGCCGCGCGACAGTGAATCAATCCTTGAGCCTGAACCTGTTGCGTAAGGTCACTCGCGGTCTGTTGAACAACCACGCACAGCGCATCACCAAAGTGCTGTCCAGTTCCGGTAACTACGGCACACAGGCTGTTGAAGCTGGCTTCCTGGTGTTCTGCTCCACAGACATGGAAGCTGCGATCCGTGACTTGCCAGGCTTTAAAAACGTAGTCGACTACGGTAACAAGCAGCCTATCAACGAGAACGAGATCGGTGCAGTTGAGCGCTACCGCTTCATTCTGTCTCCTGAGCTGGTTGGCTACGCTAACGCCGGTGCGGCTGTCGGTGCGACAGGCCTGTTCTCTACTGGCGGCACCAACATCGACGTGTACCCAATCATCGTTTGCGGTGAAGACGCTTGGGGCCAAGTAGCTCTGCGCGGTGCCAGTGCGATGGATGTGACCTGGATTCAACCAGGCACCAAGGATAAGTCAGACCCTCTGGGCCAACGCGGCTACATCGGCGCCAAAGCCTATCACGCTGCAGTGATCTTGAACCAAGGCTTCATGGCCCTGGTTGAAGCTGGCGCACCTGACTTGGCTTAATCAATCGAGGGGCTACGGCCCCTCACTGAACTAGGAGATTAATATGCCAGCAGTACGCCAATCACTGAAGACCGTCCAAGCCGCTATCCCGGACAAACGCGAAAGCCTCGCAGTACGCCAACAGCTGGAGAACATCCAACAAGACTTGGCAAATTTGCGAGCAGCTTTTGTAGCGTTGACCGCTAAGCTCGACGCGGACGTCGGGGTCACAGACACGAACTACGCGGCTACGACCAATCCAGCAGCGCTGTTCACTCAGCCTTAACCGAATTTACGAATAGGAGCACATCATGGCACGAAATACAGCCTTAACTGAAACACAAGATAACACCCAGGGCACTAAAGCTACCGCTTTCGGGTACATCACTTTCCCGGCTACAGCGATCGTAACCACTGACTACATCGAAGAGGTGTTGGGCTTTGTGCCTAACCGTGTCGTTTTCACCAACGTCACCGACCGCATCACTATTGAGTGGCAAAAAGGTATGGCTGACAACACTTGCGTGAAGACTGCAGCCAACGGCACTCGTACCTTGGAAACCACTAACGGCGGTATCACACCCACGGCCACAGGCTTCCGGGTTACACAGAATGCCACACTGGCCGCGATTGCCGCCAGCAAGGATTGTATGTGGGTAGCCTACGCTTAACAGAGTTGTTGGGGGAGAAGCGGGGAGCTTTCGGGTTCCCCGCTTTTTTTTTTACGTCAGGCAACAGATGGGTGTTGATATAAATAGGAACCCTCAACAAGAAAATAGGAGACCTATTTTGGCCACACCACGTAAACCAGCGGCAAAGCCCGCAGCTAAACCAGCGGCAAAGCCCGCGAGTGCAGTTACAACCGGCGCCGGTCAGGTGTTCACCCGGGAGCATGCAAAAGCCACCGAGGCCCAGCAGCTGATCACGGAAGACGACGGCGTCGTCACAGCTTCTGCAGGCGTTCTGGAGATCGACGCTCCGGACATTGAGATCGAGAGCAATCTGTATGACGCGTCTGAACGCGCAGCTGAATTGGCGTTTATGGAAGACCTCTTGACGATCGAGATCTCAGAAGGCCAGGACCAGAACAATCCCGAGCCCTATGTATTCCTGGCAGTCAACGGCGTTGGCGCAGGACCGGGCGGCGAGCCTTATGTCCCCCGTGGTCAGCCGGTGACTATCAAGCGTAAATACGTTGAAGTGTTGTGCCGTGCGCGACCAGCCTCATACGACTCTGTCGAGAAGGTCAACGCCGTCGGCGAGCGCTACATCGAATACCCAAAGAAGACATCTCTCAAGTACCCATTCACTGTTCTCGAAGACAAGAACCCTCGCGGCAGTGCTTGGTTGCGGAAAGTGCTGGCTGAGCGCTAATGACTTTCCTTGAACTCGTACAGTGGGTAAGCCAGGAGGCGCAGATACCAGGCAACGGACCGTCCGCAGTGACAGGTCAGCAGGGCGAGAGCCGCAACCTGGTGAACTGGGTAAAGGCTGCCTGGAATGAAATCGAGACGCGTCATCAGACTTGGTTCTGGCGGCGTAAGCAGTTTTCGTTTCCTACAGTGGCCGACAAAGTAGCGTACACAGTTGCAGACATCGGACTGACAGCTGACTTCTCAGCCTGGGCGCCGTCGAGTTTTCGAATCAAGACAACAGCCTTGCCGGGTAATGACGCGCTGCCGCTCCCCCCTTGGACTTACGAGGACTGGGAGCGCTACTACCTAATCGCCAGCCAGGCTCCAGGGCGCCCTGTGGTCTATTCACAGCGTCCGAACGACCAAGCTATTGTGCTCGGGCCTACTCCGTTTAGCGATCAGTTCACCGTGGCCGGATGGTATTACACCATACCGCAGCCGCTGGTTAACGCGACAGACGTCCCTCGTATGCCTGCAGAGTTCCACACGCTTATCGGCTACCTCGCCTTGAAGAAGTACGCGCGAGCAGAGGCTGCCGGAGAGATTTACGAAGACGCATCGAAAATGGTCACATCCATGATGCGCCGATTGGAAAACCACCAGCTGCCAGCAATTGGTTTGCCGGATTCACTAGCGTAAGGAGATCTTGTGGGGCAAAAAGCTAAATACCGTCGGGAGATGGATAAGGCCATTGCTCAGTATGGCCAGGAGCTTCGTAAGCTTACGCCCTTAGAGTCTTCGGGGACAATCAAGACTAACGCGTACCGGACCGCCACCGAAGTGGCTGATAATCAGTTGTCCGGAGCAGATCGGAGAGCGCTGAAGCAATCTGATCGACTGGCCAGAACCATCAATCGCGACGACGTTTTTAAAGAGCGCATGGCCAAGTACAACGACAGGTTGAGCATTTTGCAAGCTCAGTTGGCGGGGAAATCTGTAAACAGGTTTTATGTCTCGGACACACCTTCAATCCCAGAATCTTCAGGGTCTTCTGGCCTGCTAGGGTTTTCGCCCCCGCCAGCCTCGACGTCTTCAATGGCCACTGTTGGCGCTGGGGTATCCTTGCCAGACACTTCGTACCGACAAGACCGTGAGTATTTCACTTCTCGCGAGGACGCTTTGGCCGCAGCGCAAGCTCAGGCGGATGCGTACAACGCAAAACAGGCGTCTTTGCCTAGGCAACCTCTCGCACAAGTCCCCCGTAAAGCGACTGCGCAAGACTTCATAGCCTCCCAAAGTTTTGGTGCTGCCCCGGATGTCCAAGGAGGCGATCGTAGCATTCGATTTAGCCGATTGGACGCCGCAGCTAAAGATATGCAGACTTTGGCTGATGGGATCAAAGGCACTGACGCCGAGGCCGCTGCAACTCAATACTCAGCGCTTGCAGAGAGGCTTAACGCCAAATTGGGCAAGATCAGTGCTACGCCTGTCGAGGCTCAATCGACAGGGCTGATAGGGTCTGAACTTGCCAACGAGCTGGACACCGGAGTGCTGAAATAATGCAGATGCCAGCCACCCGTTTTGACTACTTTCCGCTGACCGGCGGCCTCAACCTGGTTAGCCCACCGCTGTCACTGAAACCTGGCACCGCAATCGACGCCCTTAACTTTGAAGTCGGCATAGACGGGGGGTACACACGCGTCGCCGGGTATGAGCGCTACAGCGGGCAGTTTGCTCCCAGTGATGCGCAATTTGTCGGTATCCCTGTTACGTTATCAGACTCGGTTGAAGTTGGGGATGAACTCGAAGGCGATAGCTCTGGTTTGACAGGCATAGTCATCAAGGTGTCCGAGGCCATCATCTTTGTGACCAAAGCGACGGCGGGGTTTACTGTAGGAGAGACTTTGCTGGTAGGAGCCTCTCCTGTAGGAGAGGTTGCTTCAGCTGCGTTGCTGAATGGCGGCGCCATGACACCGGCAGAGAACGCCGAACTTTTTGCCTTGGCTGCTGACGTCTATCGGGCAGATATCGGGCAGGTCCCCGGCTCAGGGCCGGTTCGCGGCGCATACCATTACATGGGCACTTCTTACGCGTTTCGCGATGCGTCTGATGGCCTGACTGCAAAAATGTACAAGACGTCGTCTTCCGGCTGGCAGGAAGTCAGTCTGGGCTACGAAGTCAATTTCTCAAACGCGAACACTTCTGTAGGAGACGGCGACACGTTAACTCAGGGCGGCGTAACTGCACTGATCAAGCGCGTGGTGGTGGAGTCAGGCACCTTGGCTTCTGGGACGAATACCGGCAAGCTGATCTTGGGCACGCCGTCGGGGGCGTTTAGCGCAGGCGCTGCATCCTCAACAGGCGGCGGGTCCCTTACCCTGGATGCAGACGCAGTGGCGATTACGATTCCGCCAGGAGGCAGCTACGAGTTTGCTACATACAATTTCACAGGTTCAGGCCAGACCAAGCGCATGTACGGGACCAACGGTGTGGGGCGGATGTTTGAGTTCGACGGTGAGGTCTTCGTACCGATTAAGACCGGTCTGCCTGTCGACACTCCAGAGCATCTGGCTACTCACGCCAACTACCTGTGGGCCAGTTACAAGAGTAGCGTCCTCTATTCAGGCATTGGGGCTCCCTACAATTTCACGGCGGTTGGCGGCGCCGCAGAGATAGCTGTCGGTGATTTCGTCACAGGGTTCTTACCTGTGGTCGGAGGCGACGGCGCTCAAGCCTTGGCTATCTTCGCCAACAACCGGACACACATCGTGTACGGCGCTTCAGGTCCAGAGTTCAACGTGGCTATGTTGAGTGGTGAGGCTGGCGGTAGATCGCGCACCATGCGCACTATCGGTGACTCCTTTGTCTACGATTCCTTAGGAGTTAGAAGGCTGTCGACCACTTTGAACTTCGGTAACTTCACCCAGGCGCAAGTCACCAACCCGGTCAGGCCTTTTGTTTTGGCCAGACGAGCTCAAGCAGTAGGCGCTTGCGTATCCCGACACAAAGATCAGTACCGTATTTTCTTCTCTGACGGTTACGCCCTACACATATCGCTTAACAACCAGAAGGTGTCCGGCAACATGCCGATCAAGCTGGCCCACGTCATGAACTGCGTCGAGTCTGTCGAGACCGACACAGGTGATGAGTTCATCCTCGGCGGAGGGACAGATGGGTATGTGTATCGTTTTGAGAAAGGCACCAGCTTTGATGGGCAAGCAATTTCAGCTTTCCTGAATTTAGCCTTTGCCTATCAAGGTGGCCCACGTATCAAGAAGAAATTCCGCAAAGCGGTATACGAATTTAGCGGCCTGGGATATGCAGAACTTGAGACCTCGTACAGCTTGGCCTATGCCTCTGACGAGATAGCCAATCCGATCGCTGAGATTATAGAGTCACCGTCGCGACCAGTGTTTTGGGATAGCTTTATTTGGGACAGATTCTTCTGGGATGGCCGCAGCTTGGCGCCAATGATACAGAAACTGGATGGCTCTGCTGAAAACATCTCTTTAATTTTGAGATGCACGAGCGCTGAGTACCCTAGCTTCACGATTCACAGCGCGATTATTCACTACACACCAAGACGAGCTTTGAGGTAACAATGGCTAATAAATACTACGACCCTTCAGGATACCCGCAAACGGGCGCTCCCGGATCGTCCGCAGCGATGCGGTCTGAGTTAGCGACCATAGCCACTGGGTTTGAAGGAGTCGAACAAGATATCGACGACGCCTTGACTGGCGCTTCGGGCGCAGTGACCGCAGCCACCGCTCAAGCTGGTATTGCCACCACGCAAGCGGGCATATCAACTACTCAAGCTGGTATTGCCACCACGCAAGCGGGCATATCAACTACTCAAGCTGGTATTGCCACCACGCAAGCGGGTATTGCAGCCGATAAAGCGGCAGAAGCTGCAGCTGCCAAGCTTGCAGTCGACGCAACCTACGACGAGTTCGACGATCGCTACTTGGGCCGTAAAGCGTCAGACCCGACGGTCGACAACGACGGCAACGCTTTGCAGAAAGGTACGCTGTATTTCAACACGACCACCGATACCTTTAAAGGGTACAACGGTACTGCCTGGATCAACCTTCCGGCTACGACAGCGGCTAGTCTGACGTTCTCGCCTGCCGGTAGTGTGTCAGCCACCGATGTTCAAGCCGCGATTGAAGAGCTTGACACCGAAAAGCTGTCCGCAGGGGCCGGAGCTGTCGGCACGGCCAATCTGGCTGCCGAAGCAGTTACGGGCGATAAGCTGGAGACTATCATTTCTTCAGGATCTGTCGGCTCCGCGTCGGGGATCCCTGTCATTACTTACGATACTAAAGGTCGAATTACAAGTGTCGGCCTGGCTAGTATCACCATTCCTTCTAAGACGAATGAGTCGGGGGCTGTAGTCGGGACTAACGACACTGATTTCATGACGCCTCTCACTACTCGACAGGCATACCCTATACGTACATTAATGACAGCTTGGAGTGCTGCATATACTCCCGTAGGTGGTGAAACATTGTCTGCGGCACATGGGCAATCGGTAGTGCCATATGCAGTGCAATTGGTTCTTGAATGCGTTTCTGCAGACCTTGGATATTCACCAGGTGAAAGAGTAACTCCTCACGGTTTTTGGAACGGTAGCGCCACCAATGCGATTTCATACTATGCGGATGCTACAAACGTAGGTGTGAAGTGTCCAACAGGTTTTATTGTTTACATTCAAAGCAAAACAACGGGATCAGGCACCACTCCTGCGGCTGGGAAGTGGAAATACGCTTTCGAGTTCAAGGTGTAAGCCATGCAAGACATGCAAGCCGTTACCAACGCCATCAGGGATAAGAAAGAGGCTCTGGATTCAATCACTGTCACCACGCAATCTGGAAAAACCTTTGACGGTAATGAAACCGCGCGTGGCGACATGATGGCGGCACTTGCTGCCGGTGATCTGCTTGGAGAGACAGAGACCAACTGGAAACTGGCTGATAACTCAAAAGCGCTGGTGACTAGGGATGAACTGCGCGAAGCGCTAGCTCTAGCCATACAAGCCAAAGGCCGAATAGTCGGCGCAATTACATAAGGAAAAATATGACACTCGGTAACCAGCATCAAACACTTGCAGAAGCAGTCTCCGATAAAGCGACCCTTGGTGGCGCTGCTACAGGTGTAATCGGCTGGCTGGCATCAATAAATTGGATAGGCTTACTTGGTGTAGTCATCGCTGCTATCGGTCTTATGGCTAACGTATATTTTCAGCATAGGCGCGACGAGCGCGAGCAGCTTGAAACCGCAGCCAGAATTGAAGCGCTAAGAGCTGGCAAAGGAAGGCTTTGGGATGAATAAGTTTCGGGTATCGGTCGCCGCACTGGCGCTTTCTTTCGCTGGTTTCGTCGGTATCGCTACGCAAGAAGGCTACGTGGAGCGAGCCACTGTGCCTACAAAGAACGACAGGCCGACTAACGGATTTGGAAGTACCTTTAACGCAGACGGGTCGCCTGTCAAACTTGGCGATGTCACAACACCGGTTCGGGCTTTGATCACCGCCCAAGCTCACATCTCAAAAGAAGAACAGAAATTCCGTGACAGCTTGCCAGGCGTGAAGCTGTACCAGGGTGAATACGACCTCTATATGGACTTCACATACCAATTTGGTATCGGCACTTGGCGAGCGTCAAGTATGCGGCGCAATCTTTTAGCAGGGGACTACGTGGCCGCTTGCAATGCGCTTTTGCTTTACAGGTTCTCAGGCGGATTCGATTGCTCCTCACCAGGCAACAGGCGCTGTGCAGGAGTCTGGACCAGGCAACAGGAAAGGAACCGGAAATGCTTGTCAATGCAAAACTGATCTACGCCCTGTTGATTGCGCTGGCCTTGGCGCTGGTCGGTGCCAGCGTCCAATCCTACCGCCTAGCGCTTGAACAAAAGGACCACACCAAAACCGTAGCCAAGAATGAAAAGGAGTGGGCGAAGCTGTACGCCAGTTCGGCCACCGCGGCGCAAGAGTTGCTGGCGCGCTATCAATCCCAGACTGAATCCCTACAGAAAGAGGCCGAGAATGCAAAGAAACAACGCGACAAAGCAAAGTCTGATGCTGCTATTAATGCTGATGTTGGTAACAAGCTGCGCGCAAAACTCGCAGCGGCCAGAGCTAACTATTGCGCAAAAGCAGAAGATACCTCCACTGACAACGGAAGCCAGGCAGCCGGACCCGCCATCAATCTGTTCGACTACGTGCAGCGAAGGCTTGATGAAGCTACGGATACAGTTGCTGAATTTGCTGACCGATCCCACATCGCAGGCTCCGCTTGCGAAAGATCATACGACACAGTGACTAGCCCGTGAGGGTCACACAGATGGGCGTTGGTATCCTCGGCGTAATGTATTATGGAGGTAGCCCATGGCTCAAGACAACTTACTGGACCCGTCACTGACGGCCACGGCAGCGACAGGCTCTGGATGGAGCCCGTCTCAAGGGTTGCTTGCGCAGCCGACACTGGCCGCGTCACCCGCTCAGGCGACCGTCTCAGAAGCTTTGCCAGGGCTAGCCGACGCGTCAACCAGACAGCTCGATACTAACGAGCTCACCAGCACCAACGTCAACAAGATCATAAGCCAAGACTCCCCGCTGATGCAGCAAGCGCAGACTCGTGCCTTGGAGCAGATGAACGGTCGTGGCCTGTTGAATAGCTCGTTGGCTGTCGGCGCAGCTCAGGGCGCTGTGATGGACCGCGCAACACCGATTGCCCAGGCTGACGCCGCCGCGCAATCTAATGTGCTGAACACCAACCAGCAGAATCAGCAGCAGGTCAATATCACGAACGCGGGCAACATCCAGTCTACGAATCAGCTGAACGCGACAGAGCAGAACAAGCAGTCTGCGTTTAATGCGAGTGAATCCAATAAAGTGCTAAGCCAATTGATGGACCAGCAGAACAAACTGCAGCTAGCGGACATCGAGGCCACGTACAAAACCGTCATGCAGTCTCAGTCTTCCGCCATGACGCTGTACCAGAACTCTGTCCGCAACATTAGCGATATTTTGCAAAACCCTGATTTGACGCCTGAAGCCAAAACGGCAGCGGTCAACAACCAGAACCAGCTGCTGAAGACTGGGCTGCAGATCATGGGAGCCATTGGTGGCTTAGATTTAGACAATTTGCTCACTTTCCCAGGATCAGGCAGCTCCAATTCCGGGCTGACTTTGACTAACGACACTGCGTTGAACGGCAAACAACTGGCCCTAGCAGCGGGATTGACCGCCTCTACTGCTGTGTCCGCATTGAGCGGGTTGAGTCTTGAAGCTCAAAACTCAATCAGCTCCGCGCTAAACAACAAAGACAGGAACGCGATGATCGCTGCTGTAGCCAATACGTCTCTTCCTGCCTCGGTACAGACTTCGCTACTGAAGCTGGTGTCATGACAAGCGTGATTTACGAGCACCTAGTCAGGGAAGCAGGCTTTAGCCCCGAACAGGCAAAGGCCGCTTTGGCGCCGTGGCAAATACGCGACCTGAGCGTAGGCGGCGAAAAAGTCGGCGAGGTCATGGTGCTGAATAACGAAGTGCATTTTGCTCTCGACAGCGCTTGCAGAAAACAGCTTGGCAGGGTTCGGCTACTCAATGACACCCTGAGAGGGTTACTGAAAGAAAAAGGTTTTCTGGTCACCAGGCTCGCGCCAAACGACGCCTGCCGTCCACTGATCGAGGCTTTTGGGTTTACGCGTATCAACGCTGATGCCGAGTATGAATATTTTTGGATGAACGAAGAGGACCCTATCCGGGTACTACAAAGAGAGGTCACACATGATTGCTATTAAAGCGCCTGAAGTTAAGTACGTGGCTCACCGTACAGCCAGGCTGCACGACGGCCCTATGCTGTACGGTAACCGGATTGATTGGCGCGGCCAATCGACTAAACACGGACCAGCGATAGGGGTTGTCGGCGCGATCGGCTCTATCAGTGCGGGGCTGTCTGCCGGTGGTATCTTAGGCGGCGTGTTGATCGCTGGCGGTGTGCTGGGCGGGATCGGCGCCTTAACAGGTAACAAGACGCTTATGGCTATCGGAGCTGTGTCTTCTTTGGCTGGGGGATTCATCTCGGCCGACACAGGGGCGTTCTTCAACCCCTTCGGTGAGGGCGCTGGGCAGTCTGTCCTGAGTAAGGGTTTGGGCGACACGTTCGGGTCTGTCTTCGATAAGATCAAATCTGGTTTGGGCATCACTCCCACAAACTTAGACCCTGCGGGGTCGGTGGTTTCGAGCGCCTCTCAGTCCGTCGCGGATGTGGCCGGTAACGCGGCTAAATCAATCGGTGGCGGGGCGTTCGACGACGTTCTTTCCGCTGCCGGGCAGACAGCTGCCTCTACGGCCGGGTCCGCTGTTGCCGGACAGGCAGCCGCTTCAGGAGGCGGCGGGTTGCTGG